GAATTTGAGCTGTGTTGTCTCCTAAATTTCCAGTCTGATTTCCACTACCTTGATACTGAATTGTAAACGATTGATTTGTTAATGAATCTACTCTTGATGTTCTTGTTGTTCCATTCACATCGAGCTTGTACCCTGCGTCTGTTGTTGTGCCGATAAGCACGTTGCCTTGAATTGTAGCACCGCTTGTAGGTGGAGAAATCGCAGCAGAAGTTAAACCAACAGATAGCCCACCACATCCAAAAATTGCGTATTGACCAGCAGTTGTAAAAATTCTAAAATTAGGACCTGAACTATACGTTAATAATAAATTTTTTCCCGAATCAAATCCACCAAATGATAATTGAGGAGTTCTTATAATTCCATTTACATCTAAACTTGTTGAAGGCGAAGCCGTTCCAATCCCCAATCTATTATTCGTGTCATCCCAAAAGAAGTTAGCGTTGTCCTGCGCTATGGTTGTTCCATTGCTAAACAATACGCTTCCGCTTGTCAAGGCAGGTAGTGTGAACTTGCCGTTAAACGCACTCCAATCCGCACTACTTAATGCACCTCTATTAACTGCTGATGCAGTAGGTACATTTAAAGTTATTACGGGAGTAGTTGTGCCTGTTGCAACAGTGCTGCTTAAATCAGTTCCTGTTGTGCCTAATGTTAAGGCTGCTACGCTTGTAACTGTTCCACTTGTTAGCGTGGGTAAGTTATCTAAATCTCCATAGTCATTGCTAAAAGCCGTAGCTCCTAAATCAGCTGAGTTAGCTTTTAAAGCTACATCAGTCTGCAGCGCTATGATATCATCTACTATGCCTATGATTACAGCGCAATCGGGTAAGGTCTCGCACGTGAGCCCTATGTTATCTACAATAGCATACCATCCTTTTACTCCACTTCCATCTGTACCATAGTAGTAACTGTTACCTGGTGCTTCTACATCATTATCTAAAGATACAAATACCCCATCTTGGTGCAAGCTCTCAATAAATTGAAGTGCTCCCCATCCATCTGATGGTGAGTTAGTAGGTGTGTTATAGTTCCAGCTTGCAGGAATAGAGCATGCGCTCCAATCGTAATCTAAGTTAAGCTCTATTATTCCTGTTACCCCTGTTAGCGTATGGGTGTACTGCTCTACAAATGGCTCAGAGTTTACAGGGCGAGTAAGCACTACATCATCTCCAAACATCTGCCCTAAGTGAATCTCATTGATAAGGTCCTGAAAGATAAGTGAGCAGTCAGTAATGCTCTCAGCTTGGTAGCTTGTCTTATCTTCCTTATCTCTTGGTAGATCAGAGATAAATACCTCAAAGCTGAATGCTCTTGTGCCTGGCGCGTAATTAATAGCACGAGGCTTAACGTGCATCCATGGCCACTCAGCTTCCTTCTCTAAATCGGCTTGGCTTATCTCACCATGTGTAAACCTTCTCAGTTGGAAGTGCCCATCTGCGAACTGTCTAAACCTATCTACTATTACGTTGTATGTGTAATTGATTGTGCTCATATCTTATAGTGGAATTTAAGTTAGCTTTTGTTGCATGCTGTTAGCGTAATCCATGGCATAGGTCAAATGGGTAAAGATGGTAGTGGCTCTTGTGTTAGTTATGGCATCGAACTTAGTTACGTCTCTTTCGCTCATCTCCTCTATGACGTGCCACCATTGGTATACACTTGCTAATGTTTCACCTCTTCGGCTAACTGACTGATCTCCCTCTTCAGCTTCTCCAGCTCCTGCTCTAAATATTCGGGTGTACTGTTCTGCAAATCTTTGCTGAGTGTCGAAAAAAAAAGCAGCGCAGCATTCACATTAGCTAAGTTAAGCTTCCTCATTTGAGGCACATACTTAAGGTGCACATCACTGTCATACTCCTCTATCTTGTACTGCAGATTAATTTCAGCTGTTACCGGTCTATAGAGTATGCACATGAGCTCAGGTAGCTGATGGGGAAAGTTCTTACTAAACTCGGATAGATCTAACCACTCTCCAAAGGTCATAGATTTAAGGTTAGGATGAAAGCCGAACTTTACCCCATCTATATCTATGAACTGCTTAAATACCTTCTCATCATTACGCAGGCCATTAGAGTAAGCTGCTACTATCTTTTCAACAGTAGCCATATCTATCTTGCGGATATCATCTCTCTTTAATCCTGTTATTGCCTGAATCTGCGAAATGCTATCAGTTCCGGCATTAAGGAAATCTACATAGGTACCCAGTGTCTGATCACTGTACTTAGTGCTTATTATCTTCTCGCTCATACTTAAATATTTGTACCATCTATTGTAATGTTAATACTCTTTATCTCAGTGCTCAGCTCCTGCCTTTCGATGTACCCTCTCTGCTTACCTTGAGTCTTAAGGTAAAAGATTATAGCACTTGTGTTAGGTGCATCTTTAATAGTTACTATCTCACCATCATGGGTGAGCGCTTGCCTCTCTGCTCCTTCCATCAGCTTCTTAAGCTGCGACTCTGCGAAGTCTAAAGCTACATTCTTTAATGAAGCTACTGCTGCACTATACTCAGCATCATCTTTGAGCCAAGCGTAATGCGTCTCTCTTCGTATGCCTATCTTCTCAGCTGCCTCAGTTACATTACCTAAGCTTGAGGTAAGTGCCTGAATCATAGCATCTTTTTTAACCGTTAGATTTCGTGGTTGCTCCTCCATTACGCTAACTTATTCTTAAAGTGTGTTATTAACTGCTCCATCTTAGAGTCATAGTATTTAGCAAAGGTAGTAAATCCCTCACTATCAACCTCATAAACTCTAAACATTATACCTCTTAGTCTCTGAGATGGTTTCTTTAACGTATCTTCTAATTCTGATTTAAGTGATTCTACTGCATCCAGCTCTTCTCTTCTAAAGCTCTCATCTTTAAATGCAAGATAACCAAACTGATTGGCTATTCCGAACAGTTCAGCAGCCTGAGAAGGTGTGAGCTCATTAGTACCAAAGGTAAGTTTTAAAGTCTTATCTTTCCTTGTGCCTACTGCTTCTAATTGTGCTGGTATTAATATCATATTTTTAGATTACAATCGAAAAAAACTATAATATTTTTGGATTACATGTTAAATTATTTACCATAATTCGGTTATTTGTATAATTGTGTATTGATATTTAACAGTTATGATCCACAATAAAGGCAGTCAGGATCCTCAGCTCCCTCTCCAGCATTTAGAATCTTCTCGCACTCCTTATCAATTTCTTTATCAGTAAATGTAGGATTAAACAATTTTACTTGAGCCCTCAAAAAGTTATACTTATTATCATTCATAAGTTAGTTAGTTTAGATTATTAGTAACTTTAATACTATAGTTAGTGTAATAAGCTTGAGCTATTAGCTTATAGCAGTTAGCTTATTAGCTAAGCTATTAGCTAAGTTAATTAACATGAACAAAAGAAAAGAAAGAAAAAGAAAAAAGGTAAAAAGAAAAAGAAAGAAAAGAAAAAGCTCCCCATAAAAACAAACTGCCTCACTCTTAAAAGAGTATTTGTGCGATCCAAGCATTGGTATTTTGCAAGTGTAGTCATTGGTTACTGAGCTTTGACTTACTCAGGTGAGTGATGTTACCCATCTCTATAAATAACAAAACCCCAAAGAACGTATGCGCCCGTTCAAAGGGGAATTATTAAACCTTAAATCAATAATATGTCTAACAGTAATGATGCGCATGAGACAAATATATTTAAGATGTGTTACAAATTCTACCAATGTGCAAAACTATTTCTGCTGTTGAAAACGTAGTGCCGTAATGTATACCCAAAAAGGAAGCCATACAAGCCCTGTAAAGATAACACCTATGTAAGCGTACCAATGGAAAGAAGATAAGTGCCTCTGATGTCTGTAGATGTTTAGGCACAGTATGCCAGTGTGCAGTAGGAAGCCTACTAAGTAGATAATTAAGATAGTCATAGTTTTTTACGTTTAGCTCTTCGTTTCTTTTTTATTGGCTCAGGAGTGAGCTCTAAGTTAGTTAATTCTATCAGTGCTTGAGCTTGTTCTAATTTATTTAGCTCCTCTTCTAACTGCTTCTCTACATCATCTACGTACTTCTTAGCGCATGGGCCACATGATGTACCAGGGTAATCTAACTTAGTGTACTTCTTTCGCATCTCACCAATCACTTTCATATCTTGGCTAGTTACGCTGTTCTTTCTTTTTAAAGATTCAATAAAGGCCAGCATGTTCTCAATAACTAATCTATCATCTAAGATAGGCCATTTCTTAGCTGGGCAATCTTTAACTGCATACATTGCTAAGTGATCTATAGGGCAGCCGCAGGGCTTGAATAGATGCCCATTAAGCTCAGTTGGTTTAGCGAATGGATTGATAGCATTAGTTGGAGGTCCACAAGTCTTATAACGCGTATTAAACACTTCGCAGTTATTGCAGATTTCAATCCTCGCAGCGTAGTTTTCTTTAGTCATATTTGTAATGAATTTCTTAGTGTTACTTTAGCTTTCTTAATTGTACGGTAAAGATAGTTCAAAGGTATGCCAGTTTCTTTAGCTAACTCTTGGTAGCTGAAATCGTCAAGCGCATACAGAAAGAATAGCTCTCTCTCAAAGTATGGCAGCCTGCTGATAAAGATATCTAACTGCTCGTTCTCTAAACGCATGCCTACGCTCTTGTTCACATCATCTATGATATCATCTTTCAAATCGTTGCGTATCTTTTCGAATCTTAAACGAGTATAGTTAAATGAGCTATTGCTGCAGCGTGCAGATAACCTAATAGCGTTGCTCACATAGTTATTAAGCTTGCCTCGGTTATGAATATCCTGCAATTTATCTTTATCACTTTCTAATATCTTAAGTAGCGTGTCATGAAGTAGCTCATCA